GCATGAAGTGTTTCAAGGTTATTGGCTGTTGCTTCCTTGTTAACGACAAATTCTCCCGGAGTTAGCATGGCAGGAACAGTGTCCTTGTTGCCCATTCCTGGAACTATATCTCCTGCATTTCTTCTAATGGGCACCATGGGAACTGGTGGAGGCATGCCGGCAGGCCTTGCAATAATGGGAAGCATTCGTGCATTACGGGGAACAATTGTTGCAGGAGGAAGATTTCTTGACATTGCTGCCGCAGTTGTTCCAGCAGAATAATTCATTGAAGATGCCAGGCTCATATTTCTTGCAGCAGCAGCAGCTTGCATATATGCATTTGTTACTCTATTGATGACAACTTCAAGTCTTTGCAGTGCCTGGCTTGATGCATTTGCTCCACCAACCTGAGCTCTTAGTGCGGCATTAGCAAGACTTGTTGCATTTGTCATTTGTCTTGCTGAATTGGTTGCATCAAGTTCTTGTAGTGACATATATTTAAATGCATCACCCACTGCTCTTACTGCTCCACCAAGACCTCCTGACACAAAGCCTTTAAATGCAATTCCAACAACTGAACTAAATTTAGTTAATGTTCCAATAAGATTCATAAGCAAACCAAAGAACATTGTTACAGCAGGTACAACAAGACCAACAATAACAGTTCCAATTCCAATAAGATTTTTTGCAAAATCGGGTAGATTATTAAATGCTTCTGCTATTTTTGTAGCAAAATTAATAAGAGGTGTTAAAAACTTTGTAAACATTTCTCCAATAGGAGCTATGGCTAATTTGAATCTTTCAATTGCCCCGGTTAATTTAACGGAATAAGCATCTTCAATAATTGAAAGTTCTTTTTCTGCAGATGCCGCCAATTCTTGGCTTGAATAATTTGCTAAATCAAGTGCTCTTGCTGCCTGAGTTCCCTCTTTATTAATATTTGCAAACAATGCACCAAGTCGTGCATATTGATATTTACCAAACAATGTTTCAAGTGCTTGCTGTCTTTCAAATTCACTCACGGTTTCAAGAGCAGCACCAAATGCTTTAACCGTACCCATAAGGTCGCCTCTATTTGCACTGACAATTTGATTTATATTAATCCCCATTTGCCCAAGTTGTTCTTGTGCAGCTTTTGTTGGATTAATCAATGATCCAAGACCTGATTTCAATGCGTTTGCACCTTGAGCAGCACTGACACCACCTTCTTGCATGGCAGCCATAAATGCAGCCATGTCTCGGACATCACCACCCAAACCAACAATAACTGGTGCAACACGAGGAATTGCATCAGCAAGATCTTGAAGAGTGACAACAGTTTGATTTTCAACCATATTAAGATAATTGATTGAATCTGCTAAATCTTGACCAGAAAGACTAAAAGCATTTTGAAGAGAAATTGTTGTTTCAAGAGCTTTTGCCTGCTCCATTTGACCAAGAGTTTGAAGTCTTGTAGCCTGAGTTACCGCATCAGTCAAGTCAGCATTTTGAGCACCAGCAGCAGCAGCTTCGGCACCAAGATTTAAAGTATCTTTTACTGCAATTCCATATCTAGTGAATTCTTTTGAAAGCCCTTGAAGTGCTTCAGCATTTCTTTCAACTTCTTCAGGAGAAGTAAATATATCTCCATATACCTTCTTAAATTTAACTCCCGCCATTTCAATTTCTTTGAATGTCTTCATGGTGGACGCTCCAAAAATGGAAAGTGGAACGGTAAAACCAACCATGAGCTGACGACCAGCCCACTGAACATTCTTACCGAAGTTAATCATTGATGTTGTTCCCTGCATAAGCATTGCTCGTTGAATAGCAAGCTTTTGAGCAGAAACTGTTGTTGCATTATTAAAAGCTTCTAATGGTCTTATTGCAATAGCTTCTTGAAGTCCAGACCCGGATCTACCAAGACCAACAAATTGAGTTGAAAGAGCGGCAGCTCTTCTGTTTGCCAGATCAAGAACTGCCGCCGCTTCCTGCCCATTTCTATTAAATCGAGCACCAAGATACTGCCCCATTGTAGCCTGACCCTTGGCAAGAGTTTGGTCAAGTCTTGTTGCTGCGGATTGAGTTTTTACTATCGATGCCTGCCAATATCCAGTTGCATTGGCAAGGTTCATCAACTCATTAGCACTTCTATCTGCTATTTGAGATTGATTGTAAACACTTCTATTTAACGTTGACGTAGCCGCATTCAGCGTCGTCAGCGATCTTGCAAGCCTTCCTACTTGTTGCTGAGCTTCTGATGTATTAACATTGATATTGATAAGAGCATTTGCTGCGGCAATTGCCATTAAATATCACTTCCGTAATCCAATCCATTTCCTATGCCAAAGCCAGCTTGTTCGGCTGCCGCTCCTTGAAGTGCAACAATGTCATTTGGATTATCAGTTTCGCCTTGAGAAAATGCTTTTGCCTTTATTCTTTCCCATTCATGACTGGAGGCACCGGAATGCTTATCAAGGTCAACACCCTTCAAGGCTGCCAAGAACTTTTTATGTTCATAATCTTCTTTATTCTTGGCTTCGAGTATTGCTGTTAGTTCAGGCACAGATAAATTGTCCTCCAACTCTTGATAATCTTTCCAAATTCCTAGCAAAAAAACACGAGATTCTAGATCAACAAGATCTAGTTCATCCCAGCTAGAGCCTCCGCCAGTGCGTTTGGGTCATTCAGCTTAATTCCTGCTGCAACTTCAATAACTTTGTAAATAGTTGGTAAATCAATGACATCCTCAAGCTTGGTTTTATCAGCAAGCTCTGGATTATACTGCTTCATTGCAATTGCAGAACAATTGAGAAGAAGGTCCATTGATTTAATATTGTCTTCTGCAATTTTTTCATCTGTAATTTTTTGAAATTCTTTCATGAACTCTCTAAGTACAGATATTTTTAGAGGCCGCATTGTCAAGACTGTACCGTCTTGAAGCTCGACTTCTACTGTTGAATATACACTTGTTGCCATATTTCCTCCATATCTATCAATCACATTATAACATAAAGAAATGGCCTGCCGTTAGGCAGGCCAAATCTTATGATATTTATTTCTAGGTAGTCAATCCACCAGTCTGGCCATAAGTTCTGTCAACGATCTTTCCATATACACCATTTGCTGCTGGTAGCATACGGAATGAAACCTCGAACATACTTGGCTCATCGCGCTTGGCATTGACGGTGACACTTTCAATTGAAAGAGCACGGTAACCAATGTAGATTCTCTCTTTGCGAGCATTTCCAGTCAGTGTACCATCTCCTGATCCTGGACCAACAGCAACAAGAGCTCTTTCAAGCGGAACGTCTCCAATGTCTCCGGACTTTAGAGAAAGGTCTCCATTGGTGAAGGTTCCAGTAGCAAGGTCGTCCTTGTTTGCTGCAATTGCTGTAACAAGATTTGTCAATGTTGCTTCAGCAAATGCAGTATTAAGATTTACCTGCATACCTTGCTTGTACAGACGAGCAGCATCAAGAACCTGATCGACAGCAACCTCGCCAAAGTCTGGCTGGAACTGAAGTTCAAGACCGTTCATAGTGTAGCCAACATTACGAATAGTCTTGTTGCCAGAAATGTAGCTTGAGCTAAGTTGTGATAGAGTTTCTTGATATGTTACACCAGCAGATGCACTTGGAAGAGCAACAGATGCTGAACCTGCAAAGAATACACCGTTTGATGGGGCACCATCAGCTGTTGTGAAGTATTCGAGAGCCTCGTCCGCAACAAAGAGCTGAGCAGCACCAACAATGATATTTTTTGATGTACCTCTAATAACTGCCATATTTTTTCACCTCTTTTTATTTTATAGATTTAGGGACTTGCTTCCTCATTTATTATTATATATGCTTTTTATGTATTTTCTTTATATACCGCCGTTTGATGATATTCATATCTTATAATAAGTTGTGTAATATATTGTTGATTAACAGAATCCGGCCTTGTTGCTGCATCTATTGCTAAAACTTGATATGCATTGACACATTCAAAATATATTCCATTATTTGCTCCATATGTTGTACCGCCAAAAGCATTAACTTCTGATGCAGTAACATCATCTCTATCTAGAATGTCTGTCATAAAGTCTCTCCATTCATAAACAGAAGAAACAGATCCTCTAATTGAATATGTTGTTTGACCAGATTTCTTGGCATAAAGAGGTTTATAGTATCCTGATCTTGCTCTTATAAAGGAATCATAAACAATATAGGTTTGATTTTTCCACATTTGAGCCCCGGCATTTGCATCAGATACCGGAAAAAATGGAACTCTATTGTTATATAAATTATATATTGCAGGTTTTTCGTTTTGAAATTGTTTCCATATAAAGGCATTAAGAATAAGGTCTGGATATTTATTCATAATCATCTCCCGGAGCTCTTGTAATCCATGCTATTGCAGCAGCCTTTCCAAGAGATCGTGGAGCTCCTGATCGTGCAGCAGCAGAAAATTGAGACATATAAGGTTGGGGATTAGACATATGTTCATAAAACCTTATTGATCTTAAATATACTTGAGTGAAATATACATTATAAAATTCTTCAAAATATCTAACAAATGAACCTCGTGTTTCAGGCCCACCAGGATTTTCTATAACAATTGGACCTGTTCTAAAATACTCTACTCCATCAATTTCAAAAAATAATGCCTGTGCATCAACTTCTTTAATAACAACCGTTATTCCATTTTCCATTATATTTGCTTTATCATAAAATGGTTCTTTTGATCCATCTTTTATTGATGTTGATTGTAGAAAGTTTGCCGAAATAATTGAATTGTCTCCAGATATTGCAGCCTGCAATTCATACAGTCTGGCAGATGGATTTCCAACTTGCCCCCATTCGTAAACATGATGAAGCATTGATGGATTAGTCCGAGCCAACGAATCAAGATATTGATAAAAAGCCTCTATGCTTGTATTAGCAACTTTTCTTGATATATACGATCTTCTTGTTGATATTTCTTCTAAAAATCCTCGTGTATACTCAATAACATTAGATACAACTTTATTAACATCACTGACATCTACTCTCATTTTCATCATGACCACAGATCAACTCCTTGGTCTTGAGATCGTCTGAGAAATACTCTAAAATAATTTATTCTTTGAAATTCTGAAAATGATGGAACAACAGTTGCTACTTCATATATTGTAGGTTTGTTATAGTCTCTATAGACAACTACCCCGGAATCATCTTTAATATTTGAAACAAGAATAAGATTTAATGCATGAATTTCTGGATTATTATCATTTTGATCCTGCAAGTCTACTCTAATATCTTCGTTTGTTCTAAAATAAAGAAGGTTGCTATAATCGATAAATTGATCTGGTCTTAACTCTGGCCCCATCGTTCTTCCAGTCATGGAACTAATTGATGAACATCGAACTTCTCTATTTTTAATCCAATCTAATTCTATTTGACCAAAATCATTTTGAGTTTCTGAACCATAATATAAGTCTGCCGTCATTGGAAAATATATGTCATCAAATGATGATCGAGGCAACATTACAGCACTCCTGGGTCCAGATAATTTCCATATCGTGACAATATTTTATCTACAATTGCATTTCCTGTTCCACCAAAAAAGTCTTTAGCAAATTTTATCTTAAAATCATCTGTATCGAATGATTCTATATATCTTGTTGTGTATCTAAGATTGTTCAATGATATATCTTGAATAAGAAGCTCACATGCCTCCTGAATATCTGAAGGAATATTCGGCCACCCATAATCTGCATCAACGACATATTCATATCCATCAGCAAAACTTTTGCTTATAAATCTATCTCTCCATAATGGACCATAGTTTATTCTATTGATTTTATCATCTGAACTTTCAATAATTGCCGTCCTGTCTTTGCTTATTTCAAAGTTCATAAGATTTTCTGAACTTGTTTTTGATGAATCATAGATAAGTTCTTCATTTTCATATATTTTATATATTTTTTGAATTCTTTGTTTTACTGGCAAATATCCAATGCCATTGCCAATAAATTCTTTTTCTAGTCTTTGATATGTAAAAGGATATGTAATTGTATTGATAATAAAGCGAGCTACTCTTTCATATTCTATTGTTGAATTTAATGATAAAGAAAGTTTATTTTGTACCTTCGATATATTGCAATATGGACGAACTACATCAATAACATCATCATAAACTTGAATACTTGCACTATTAAATATAGTTGAATTAAGTTTCCCGGTATATGTCATATAATGATTATTAAGAACAAACGATGCCTCGCCCTCATCATTACTGGTTGCAAAAGCGGTATATTCTAATAAAGTATCTGCATCTGTATAAATTAATCTATGTTGTTCTGATAACGATAATTCATCAATATCAACAATAACAGAAGAGCTGTTATATTGCCTTAATACTTCCACTTATCCTCCACAGATTTAGCTACTTCATTGGCATCTGCAACTCTTAATCTATCTGAAACATTCAACCAAGATTGTGCTAAATCTATACTTAAAATATGATAACCTTTTTCAAGTCTTCCTAAATTTCTATCATATACGGCACATTCCGCATATAATGCCATTAAAGTTTTCTCAATTTTCTTTTGTTTTGGCATAATTAAATTATAACATTATATATAAAAAGAGGGGGGCAATATAAGCCCCCCTCTCCTTATTTATTTATTAAACAGTCTTGAATGCAACAGCCTTTGCTTCTTCGAGCTGAGCTCCAAAGCGAACGAATACTGTGTATTCGACTGTGTCTTTCTTTGGTTTGAACTCACGGTGTACTGTAACATCTCTTTGGAATCCCCAAATACGATTCTCTGGGAATGTCAAAGACATGTAGTCGTCTGGGAACAACGGAACTTCCAGAATTGGAAGACCTAAAACACGGTACTGAATTGGGGCACCTAGTGTTTGCGGTACAGTTCCGTCAACAATACGCTCAACAATACGCTCAGAGTTGAGATTCCCAGTTTGTGCTAGGTTGTTTAGAAGCTTGGCTAAAGCTTCGCTACCAGCATAAAACTTCATGGATGCACGAGAAGCACGGTACTTGCGTGGCATTGCCAACACAATGTCCTGAAGATCTTGAACACTCCATGCGCTGCCACTTGCATATGCACCACCATCATTTCCACCTGTGTATTCTTTCTTATAGAATCCATCAAGAATGTTAAGAAATGCTGATGCAGATCCAGTAGCTGCTGTGTCGCCATTAATGGCAAGGTCCTCAATGTCATTGGCAAATGCACGAGTCATTGTCCTGACAAGGTGATCTTCAAGTCCTGCTCCTTCGATGTTGTCTTCTAGTGCCTCAGTTGAAACTTCCCAATCAAGACGAATCTTCTTGGTTGTAATTTCAACCTTGGTGAAGGCAACATTTGCGTTGTTGAATGAGTCATTTGACTGTGCTGCTGCACGAATAACACGTTCTCCAACATGTAGTTTCTCTAGTTCTGCGGTATTTGCTCGCATTGTTACACGACGACCATCACGAGCAAGAACTTGCTGCTCGAAGATGTACTCGATAAACTGACGAGATTGTTCTGGAAGAAGAATACCACCATCGGATGTAGTAGATACACCAGCACGATCAACTACGGAAGTCCCAGTTCCTAGAACATCGGCTGCTGGAGTTACTACTGAACCAATGCCACCAGAAACAACTGTTGATGTTGAGTATGCCTTTTCCATTACTTCATTATTCTCCATATTATTCACCTCCATCATATTGTTAGCGGTATAGGTCAGCGGAACCGAGGAAGCGACCATCCCACAATGTTTTTCTTATTTTTTGTTCCTGAACGACCCCGCCGAGGTCGCCAGACTTGCGAACAGCAGTATCAGATTCCACGGCCTGAACTCGCTGCTCAAACTTTTCTACAGTTGACTCAACTTTTCCTACAGATTCAACTGCGCTTTTGGTTGACTTTTCAAGATCAGCAACTTTATTGTTAAGATTGTCAACAGTTTCAACAAGACTCTTGATTAATCCATCTGTATATGAACGAATCTCTTCTTGAAAAACATTTTTTAGTGAAGATGCAATTTCTTGAGCAATGTCATTCACTGATTTTTCTACCTGCTCAACAGCTTTTTCAAGAACTTCAACTTCTTCGTCTTCTTCAACTGTTTCTACTTCTTCAGATTCCTCGACTTCTTCAGATTCTTCAGTCTCAACAACTTCTTCAACAACTTCTTCATTCTTCTGAATGGCTTCAGTTGTTTCAGTTACTTCATCTTTTTCGTCATCAAATTTTTCAATAATTTCTTTTGCCATTTCAGCCTCCTTTGTATTGACAGGTTCATCAACATTCTGATCAGATTCATTATTCTTTGATAGTGGAGTAATACGCCTTAATGTACTCATTTTGTGACCAACAATTCTGTCAGTTTCCTCCCATCCATCAGAAGTACGAGAGTACAAGGTAATCAACACTGCTGGATCATCCTCTGACGCAGATATTGTGAAAGAGCTGTCTGGAATATTCACAGATCCACTTCTCACTACTCGATTAACTTTTCCTCTTGCTGTTCCGCCTCCAGATGAGCTCCATGAAACAAAGTCTCCTACTCTCACCTTGTCAGCTTTTTCAACAAAAGTGGAAAAATATTTATTTAGCAGTGATTTTACAACAGAGGTCTTTTCTTTTTCAATTGATTCAATAAATCCTACATTAATCATTCTTTTCTCACAACTTGGGCAGGGAGAATTATCGTTTTGAGAAAAAATAACAAGATTGTCGTCAGAGCAAAGAAAGACATTATTAAGATTAACTTCGGTTGCCAATCCTTTGAATATGAAATTGCCCTCATCATTTTTTTGAATAGAAAGAATGTTTGCATATTGGTTGGCAGGATTATCTACCAGCGAAAGTTCTTGTAGTTCATATTCATTAACGACTCTAATATTTTTATCAAGTTCGCTGTTATATGCGGTTTCTGTTTTTTTAATACTTCCGCCAATTGAAAATCCACTCAAAGTTCCATCAAGTATTTTTTCCCATGTATCTTGAGCACCCTTGGATATATAACTTCTAACAAAAACGCCATTATACTCTTTCTCATTATCATTGTCATAATATTTTTGAGTATCAAATGAAATCATTTTGCCAACAGCTATTGGCTGGTGCATTTCACGAACATTTCCTCGAAATGACTCAAAAGCCTTTATGCTTGCGTCAAGAGTAACAATGTCTCCCTGACGATCAATGTTATCTAATGTAGCAAATCCAGACACGATTCTGTTCTCCCTGTCAATCTTGGAAATAGGAACAGAAAGAACAACTTTTTCATCGTCTGTATGCCAATAGGCTTTTTCAAAAATAGACATATCTACTTTATTATACATGTATTTTTTACATAAAATTAACAGATTTTATGTATTTTGCCTTCCTTCGCCGCCCGGTGCTCTCATATTTGTTGAAGATAAAGAATCTGTTGAGTTATCAGTTCTATTTTGATCTCTTTGTCGCGTCCCTAGTGCTCGTGCTCTTTGATCGGCTGACTGCTGAGGCCTTAATTCAACAAATTCATTTCCATCTGGTCTGACTGGAAGATTATTACGTTCACGAACTTCATTTGGAACAATGACCTTCATTCTTAAATATCTTTCATCAATCTTGCTT